GCAAAGTGTGGTCACCCTCATCAACATTAATGATGCTTGCAATATTGAAAATTCGCGCATCCATTTTAATGCGGTGTCCATGCTCCAAACCAGCAAACCATCTCAGGGTGATTCGGTGGGATAGTTCTGGCCTAACCGATTTAGCATAGAATCCTTCTCTGGATGTCAGTGGAATTATTCCTGCCCACCTTGTTTGGGAGGTGGTCCAACTCATCACAGGTTGACCCATGGCATCGCTAGTGGATGTCTGTGTTTGAATCTCCACCCTATACTGCAATAGTCCTGGGCGCATTAGTGGTAGATCCCTGAGGTGTACTGTTGGATGATAGATTCCACAGCCATAGGAACTTCTTTAAGGTCACCATCTGTGACCGCTGATCGGTTTTCATAGAGATGGGCCACATAGAACAACATCCCAGATTTCAGCAATTTAGGCACCATGCTAGGGGTGGTGTAGCCAGTGGTGTAACTGACTTGCACAGCATTAACTACTTCTGCGGTTGCTGGCCATGATTGTCCAAAGGCAGGGGTGATTCTAGCTGGATTACTTACTAAGTCTTCTATCCAGTCAGCCATTGAATCTTGATTGTTTTCTGAGTCTGCGTAGCTGATATCTTCTACTGATTGGACTGGGCCTCTTGGAAGATAAACTATGTCATCGAAAGAATCCAAAGCCAGTAGGAGTTCTTGACTGGCTATGGATATTTCGCACTGCGATTCAAAGTACATCCTTGCACTGGTTATGCAGCTAGATAAAAGCGCATCATCATAATTGCCATCAACTCTTAGATGGTTTTTTACCTCTTGCAGTGTCAGAGGTTCGGTTGTCGGTGGTGCCACTACCTGAATTTTGCCCTTGATTTCCATGGTCTCTTACCTCAGGTATGACTTTTGAAACTGATTTTTCTTTAACTGCTGGTGACGCAGGACTGGCATAACCAATCCTGCACCATTCAACAGCCACATCGTCTGGAAGATCAACCACCTGTCTAGTCCTAAAGGACTTTCCAAGACCAGACAGGTTTTTTAAAATAGTTACTAGCATTACGATGCCGCCATGATTAGGTGTTTAACAGGGTTATAAGTGGTTGCATTTGCGCTCAAAAGCAAACCAGAAGATCTAGCGATAGCCACCCAACCAATTTGGCCAGATGTCGCATAGGTTTCTGATTGGCGCACAATGGTTATACCACCATCACCTGCCACATCACGGACAAAGTATTTGCTGAAATCACCAAACAGCAAAACTTTACCTGCAGCAGATAAGGAAGAGGCCATGTTGGAATTCAGGGTCACAGGATAACCCATGATGGTTGGCACTCTGGCATCTGCACCTGCATAGGTCTGGCTGAAGATTGGTGATCCGTTATCATCTTTCAATTTGGCAATGGCTGCCAAGATGGAAGGATGACACATGAAACCAACATTGCCAGTGGTCTTATATGCCTGGTCTACAGAGAACACCAAATCAATGATTTCGTCCACAGTGATTGCATTAGTTGCGCTAGCTGTTTTACCAGCAGCAGAACCAACCACAATACCTTGGGGCTGGGATGATCCAGTACCAGTGGTGAATAAGCTTTCCTGAATTCTCCCGATCCTAATCCCGGCTTGTTCTGCAACAAGGCTTTCAACATCAATCAAGGCATCTTGCATAAGTTCATAACTGGTCAGAACCTGACCCGATGAAAACTTATACGCTGCCATGGTTTTGTTGGTGAAAGTCAAAGCTACTTCAGAGATAGAACCATTTTCTGCAATGAGCGTTCCAGCGTTGCTGGTGTCATCAAGACATGGCATTTGAATGTTTGAACCATTGCTGGTGCTGATTACAGTTGCCACTTGGCGCACTGCATTATAATCGCGCATAGCTTGGGTAAGTGTGCCGTAGAATTCATCATTAACCAAGGCACCACCGATCCCAGTGGAACCAACACCTTGGGCACGAGCTTCTAGGTTAAGTTCATTGGAATTAAGGTCTAGGCCAATTTCATTTGCTGCAGCAGCAAATTCAGACCTGAAACCCCTGGTACCTCTAAGGAACCAACCACGAACTGCATTAGCTTTGGTGCGTTTGGATTTTTTATCAGAAAGATCAGCAACAAAGTTTGGAGCTGCAATAGGTGCAGATTTTCTTACACTGCGTTTGGCAGCTTCCAGCTTTTCTGAATTTTGTTGGATGGATGCACTGCCAGCAGCAGCATCTTCTAAGAGCATCAATCTGGAATCGATATCTGCAACAGACGCTGCAAGATTATCAAAGCTGGTTTGTTCCTCTGGGGTCAATGCACGAACTGCCATGGCTTCCATGGAGTTGACTTTTTCGATCCGATCAAGCTGCAATGCTTTGATTTCACTAATACTCATAGGTATTGTTCCTTGAAAAAGAGTTCTTCAAGGTGCCCGCTTGTACGCAGTGGCACCTACTGGAATGCTCCAGCGGCCACCTTGCGTAAATACTGC